GGACGCAGACCTGGACCAGTACCAGGGCGCGGAATATGACGTGTGGTTTGCCGACGAGGCGGGGCAGTTTCAGGAAAAATGGCTGAAGACCATCGATGCCTGCGTCCGCGGTGCCAACGGCTATCCCAAGCGCACCTACTACACACTGAATCCCGGCGGGCCGGGACATGGATATTTCAAGCGGATCTTCATCGACCGGCGCTTCGAGGAAAACGAGCATCCGGAGGATTATGCCTTTATCCAGGCCCTGGTGACGGACAACAAGGCGCTTCTGGAGCATCAGCCCGATTACATCCGCGCCCTGGAAAAGCTGCCACCCAAGCTGCGGCAGGCCTGGCTCTTCGGCCGCTGGGACATTTTCGAGGGGCAGTTCTTCGAGGACTTTTTTGACCGGCCGGAGCATTACCGGGACCGGCGGTATACCCATGTCATCGACCCCTTTCCCGTGCCGAAGGAGTGGAAGCTCTACCGCAGCTTCGACTGGGGATACAACAAGCCCTTTTCCTGCGGCTGGTGGGCGGTGGACGGCGACGGGGTGGTGTACCGCATTTTAGAGCTTTACGGCTGCACGGGAAACCCCAACGAGGGAGTCCGGTGGACACCCAACCAGGTGTTCTCCCAGATCCACAGGATCGAGACCGAGCATCCCTGGCTGGCCGGCAGGCATATCACAGGGATCGCGGACCCTGCCATCTGGGACGCGGAGACCGGCGAGAGCATCGCAGAGGCGGCTTCCAGGCAGCAGGTGTATTTTTCCCCTGCCGACAACAAGCGCATCCCCGGCTGGATGCAGGTCCACTACCGGCTGGCTTTCGACGAGAACGGGTTTCCCAGAATGTATGTGTTTTCCACCTGCAAGGCCTTTATCCGCACCCTGCCCCTGCTGCAGTACGATGCCCGGAAGGTTGAGGACCTGGACACCGAGGGGGAGGACCATGTGGCCGACGAGACCCGCTATTTTTGCATGGCGCGTCCGGTGAAGCCGGCGGCGGGCCGGGAAAAGCAGCCATCGGCGCTGCCGCTGCTGGATATTCAAAATTTGAATTCGGCCATCAGGCGGCCGGGAATGGAGATCATGGAAGATGGAACATAAGAAAACGCCCATCGGCAGACAGGAGCTGCTGCAGGCACAGGAGACCCTCAACCGCTACCGGCAGGGCAAGGCCAATCTGGAACAGCGGATCGTGGAGAACGAGCAGTGGTACAAGCTGCGCCACTGGGAATGTATGCGCAAAAAGGAAAACCAGGTGGAGCCGGTGTCCGGCTGGCTGTTTAACGCCATCGCCAACAAGCACGCCGACGCCATGGACAATATCCCGGCGGTCAGCATCCTGCCCCGGGAGGAAGCGGACCGGGCAGAGGCCCGGATGCTGGGCTGCGTGATCCCGGCGGTGCTGGAAAACTGCGAGTTCGAGGAGGTGTACCACCGGATCTGGGATCACAAGCTGAAAAGCGGCACCGGCGTATACGGCGTGTTCTGGGACAAAAAGCAGTGCGGCGGGCTGGGAGATATCGTGATCAAACGGGTGGATGTGCTGAACCTGTTTTGGGAAAGCGGCATCACGGACATTCAGGAATCCCGGAATGTATTTCACGTGCAGCTGCTGCCCGATGACGTGCTGGAAGAGACCTATCCCCAACTGGCGGGAAAGCTGGGTGGCCAGATGGCAGAGGTGAAAAGCTACATTTACGACGATACCGTGGACATCACCGGCAAGAGCGCCGTGGTGGACTGGTATTACAAAAAGGGCGGCAAGCTCCACTACTGCAAATTCTGCGCCGGTGAGGTGCTGTTCGCAACGGAGAACGAGGGCAGCCGGGGCTGGTACGACCACGGACTGTATCCCTTCGTTTTCGACCCGCTGTTTCGCAGCGAGGGAACGCCCTGCGGCTTCGGCTATATCGACGTGGGAAAGTCCGCCCAGGCTTACATCGACCGGGGCAACCAGGCCATTTTGCAGAATATGCTGGCCAACACCCGCCCCCGGCATTTTATCCGCAACGACGGCAGCGTGAATGAGGCCGAATATGCCGATATGACCCGGGATTTCGTCCATGTGGACGGCGCCCTGGGCGCTGCCAGCATCCAGCCCATCGAGGGCAAGCCCCTCAGCGGTATTTATGTGGAGGTCATCAATCAGAAGGTGGACGAGCTGAAGGAGGTCACGGGCAACCGGGACATTTCCACCGGCGGCACAGCTTCCGGCGTGACGGCGGCATCGGCCATCGCGGCCATGCAGGAGGCGGGCAGCAAGCTGTCGCGGGACCACAACAAGGCCTCCTACCGGGCCTTCCGGAAGGTGGTGCTGATGGTCATTGAGCTGATGCGGCAGTTTTACGACCTGCCCCGGATCTTCCGCATCACAGGCGACAATGGCGCGGAGCAGTTTGTGCGCTTTTCCAACGAACGGCTGCGGCCCGATCCCGCGGAGACGGCTCTGGGCGTGGAGCTGGGGTGCCGGGTGCCGGTGTTTGATGTGGCGGTGCATACGGCCAGAAAGAGTCCCTACTCCCGCATGAGCCAGAATGAGATGGCGCTGCAGTTTTACGGGGCGGGATTTTTTGAGCCGTCCCGGGCACGGCAGAGTCTGAGCTGTCTGGATATGATGGATTTTGACGGCAAGGAGATCCTGATGGAGCGGATCGCCGCGGCAGGTGCCCAATTTGAGGCGATGCAGCGGATGATGATGGCAGGCGGTATGGCCGGCGGGGCGGCGGGGCAGCGGGCAAAGGCTGCGGCGCCCGATATGCGCGCAAACCTTGGGAGCGGCGAAAAGGGAGAGTCCCCTGTGACCAGGAAGGCGCGGCAGCGGGTGGCGGAGGCCACGGCACCGACCTGACGCCCGGAATTCATAATTCAGAATTCAAAATTACAAATTGATGTTTATCTTTTAGTTACGCACCGCACCCAAAGCCTCCCTTGTGCAAAGGGAGGTGGGCCGCCTTATGGCGGCTCGGAGGGATTGTGCAGTAAAGTTTTACGAATTTGCATTGGGTTTCGGCGAATACCAAACATTTTGCTGCGACAACCCCTCAGTCAAAATCGGCTCCCATGAGCCGATTTTGCCAGCTCCCCTTACACAGGGGAGCCTTTGAGGTGCGGCGCAAGACAAAAAGAAAAAGCAGAAAAGGAGGAACGGGCATGACCCATATCCGGCTGCCGAATGTGACGGGCAGGACCGAAGCCGAACAGCTGCAGCAGGTGAAGAATTATCTCATCTATCTGGCCCAGGAGCTGAATTATGCCCTGGCTGCCCTGGAAGAAAAATCATAAAGGAGGCTTTATGGCCGAAAAACGAAAATACGACGAGCAGGAGCAGCTGCAGCAGGCGGGACAGCAGCTGCAGGAACATGAAGCGGCAAAGCCCGCTGCCTATGAAAGCCAGTGGAGCGGTCAGATCGCCGAGGCCCTGCAGAAGGTGCTGCAGCGGCAGGATTTCTCCTACGATCTGAATGAGGATGCCTTTTACCAATACTACAAGGACCTCTACGACCGCCAGGGCCGTCAGGCGATGACCGATGCCTATGGCCAGGCAGCGGCCCTCACCGGGGGCTACGGCAATTCCTATGCCCAGACTGCCGCCCAACAGGCCTGGGCAGGCAGCCGGCAGCAGCTGCAGGATATGATCCCGGAGCTGTACGCCCTGGCGCTGGAACGTTACCGCATGGAGGGCGATGCCCTGCAGAGCAATCTCTCGGCCCTGCAGCAGCAGGAGCAGAGCAGCTACAGCCGCTATCAGGACGAGCTTTCCGCCTGGCAGAGCCGCTACCAGAGCCTGCAAAACAGCTATGCCGATGCCTATGACCGCTACGAAAGCAGCCGCGACCATGCCTATCAGCAGGAGCGGGACAAGATTTCCGACCAGCAGTGGCTGAAGGAATTTAACGAGGCGGTCCGCCAGTTCAATGAGAAGCTCTGGAGGTGATGGCCATGATGCAGGGTGATTGCTGTGATCTGGGCATCCGGATCCTGAACAATGCCGGCAGCGCCGTGACACCTTCGGATGTGGTCGATGTGGAGATCACCATCGGAACGGTGCGCAAGACCTACCGGCAGGCGCAGCTGCGGTTTTACGAGGACCTGTGGCTCTTCCCTCTGAGCCAGCAGGAAAGCTTCCGCTGCCTGCCCCGGCTGCACCGGGCCCAGGTGCGGGTGCGGTGGAAAAACGGCGTGGTGGAGGGCTGTCCCCTCTACGGCGTGACAATGACGGAAAGTATCAGCAAGGAGGTGCTGTGAATGCAGCAGTACGGAGCAACCAATGATCTGACGGTGCAGCTGGCAGGACCCTTCGGCAGCGTGGGCAGCGCCGCGAAGCTGCTGCAGCTGACACTCTACCGGGAC